GAGGTTCCCCACCCATATCCTGCGCTTTGATTTAAAGGACCTACAATTTCGTATGGGTTAATAGTAGCTGATCCGCTTGCTGATGCAGCACCACTAGCTGCGCTAGCCATAGTAATTGTAAAAGTATCAATCGTTGGTACGCTAACGACTTGAAAAGTATTTGTTGTAAAATCAGCAGCAACATATCCAGCTCCACTTGGAGGTGTTACTGAAGTAAAAGTGAATAAGTCTCCCTCATTTAATCCATGAGCTGTTTTATTTACTGTGACTGTAGCTGAGGTATTTACGGTTGTAAACGAAGCTCCAGTGATAGCAGTGGCTAAGGGTGTAATATCATAGAAGGCACCTTCGTAATAAATTAATAAACATTTATTTGTGCCTAAAGCAACATACCTATTTCCATCTAAGTCTGCCCAGATAAGTTGTTCTCTAACAGCACCACATAAAGTTTTGTCGGTTAGTTGTTCCCAACCACCTATTTTTTCTGGTAACCCATATCTAAATCTAACAAAATCTCCATCAATCCATTGACCCTCTGCACCAGTGGGTGTTACTTGTTTATTAAATCCTGGTCTTATTTGTACATTTGTTAATGGCATGCCAAATTATAACATAAAATAGATATTTAGTTAATAATAGCCATGGTTAATAAATGTCTGTTTTTTTAAATAAACAAGTCATAATTAATCTATAACCACTAGCTACTGGACAAGTTTCTGCTATGGATAATCTACCATCCATAAATACAGCTCTATTTTGTTCTGATTTAAAACCTTGATTAAGAGATGTTAAAATTGTACGTCCATCTGATTCATTAAGATGTATTGTTAAAATTGTTTTATCATTATTTTCCAATAATTCTTTATTAAATAATATTTCATATTCTTGTTTCATAGGTAAAAACATATGTGCACATGCAGAAATCAAAGGTTTTTTATGTGCTTTTTTTATACCATCTATTAATTCAATATAAGGACTTACTGGTTTTTCATCTTTGTAAAATTCGTGTTTAAAAGAATTTTTTAAATATACTTTGTACCAAGGAAATCTTTCATCAATAATTGAGGTAAGAATTTTAGCGTGCTCATCATTAGGTAAAAAATTATTTTTACATTCATAAAGCATTATTTACCTTCTATTTTTTTATTCAATGGAGTGCTTAAATTTTTTAAATTATCTGGAAATTTTTCATGAAATAAAAAAACCATTTTTGCTAGTGAGTTAACCACATGTTTAAATGATACTGGATCATAATGCAGCTTGCCTTTTTTTCGAATTATTTCTATTTCACTTTCGCTGAATTCGATATCAGCACTACCATCTTTTTTATATTGTTTTATGTTCATCTTAATTCTATTCCTAAAGCTTGTCTTCCATCTAAAACATGATCCTTATGTGGACCATCAGCATCAACGTAATGTAAAAAAACTTGGCTCTGATGATCTCCCTCTAACTCGCCTCTCCAATGTCTTAGTTTTGCACCTAAGTAAACAACAGCATCTCCGTTTTTTAAATCTGCTTGATGACCATCAAAATAAATAGGCCATTCAGAATCTCCATCTATCCTTACAGATAAACTTATTTCACAAGCAGGCCTATCTTTATGTTCAGTTAAAACATCGCTTTGGGTGTACATTCTCCAAAAAGAATAACAAGGTAAAAGTTTTTTATTAATTTCTTTTTCAATAAGTTTTAGTTTAGTTACTAATAATGCATCCATTATAGCATCACCATGAAACCATGTTGTTTGTATGGTGTCTAAATATTGAAAAGGATCTTTTAAATATAATCTATGTCTAATTACACAATATTCTTTTAATAATAATCTTTCATCTTCTGCTAAAAAATTTTTAATAATTTTATAATCAAAATCTTTTCCTATAGTGCCCATGCTACCACCGAATATTTAGTACCTTGTGTTACTGGTTTGACTCCATGTCTATACATAAAATTACTTGGAAATATAATCAATTTATTTTCTTCAATTTTTACTGGATAATCTTTATCATTCAATCTAAAATATAATTCACCACCAACATAATCTTCATTAGCAAAATATAAAAAACTTAACATTCTATTAATGTATTCTCCACTATCTACATGAGGAACATAAAAACCACCAATAGGATACTTTAATATTTGTATATCTATAATATTAGAAACAATATCGTCATCTGAATTAGTAACTTTACAATATTTTTCAACTGCTTTTTTTAAAGTAAAATGAAATGTGTTAGCCCAATGTACATTTTTCATACTTGATTCATTAATAGATCCTAGACTACAATGTAATGTGTCTCTTATTTTTTTATTTGATTTCTGGTTTGCTAGCAAAGCCTCTTTAAAATCAAAAGCATCATTTTTTAACAATTTAACAAATTGTCTATGTTTGTAATTATCGAATAAATTTCTTATTTCTACAATGTAATCACTTAAAAGTTTATCCATTATCGCCACTGCTTTCTCTGGTGGAATTTTGTTTTATATTGTTGAAAAAAGTTTGTCAAATACTTCCAATAATTAATGGGGTCTTGTTTAGTAATTTTTCCTATTTTCATTTGCCAGTTCTCTCTTTTAAAAGGTATGATTTGCACATATGGTGTCTTCTTTTTAAGAATAGTATTTAACACAGAGTATTTATCTCCATTGACAATAAAAGGAAAATTTATTTCATTTTGAAATTTATCTGTATCAACAATGCCTGGAATAATTGAAAATCTATCATCTGTATTATTTAGTGGCGGAACAAATAAACAAGAATAACCTGGAGGTGTTTTTATAATCCAAGGATTTAAAATTTTATGTACTGGTAGGTGTAAATTTTTATGTTCCAAAGGCGATCCTTTAAGTTGTTCTGGCGCATGAGATTGTGTTTCTTCTTTAAAATTCATATTTAAACCATTTGGTTTGTTATATAGGGATGGTTCAAATTTAGTAATTTGTTTACCATTTTCTATGATATTGTGAACTAACACAAAATCTTGTGGAAGCTCTAATACATAACCAGTTGTTAAAGTGTCTAAAAAAGGCATGCAACCTTTTATGGTCAAAAGTTCATGACTACTTTTTAACTTTTTGTACCACTCAGGTATATTTAACTTAATAGGTTTTGGTAATGGTGGGTCAGATAATAAATAATTTGGATTAGTTATAAAATTTATTATTTGTGACATCAAAAAATGTCTAACATAATTTAACTATCTTGTAAAATTATTAAGGTAATTGTAGAATACTTTTATAAGCAATACCATTATCTTCACAATACTTATCCCAACTTATAGCCATAGGATATGTAATAGTAGAAGTATCAAAATTACTTAACGTGTCTTTATAAGTGTTCCAAAAATTATAGTCTGGATGTCCACTATTTGGAGCATTTAAAAAATCTTCAATTCTTTTAATTTTAGATTGTATTATATGATCTAAATTTTCTTTAGTAATTTCTTGTGTTAAATCTTCCCATGTAAAATTTGAACCATCATATGCAGCTGGATATTTAACTTCTTGTTTAACATAATTAAATTCCTCATCACTTACTGTAAGTCTTATGTGATCCTCAGTTATGTTAAGATTAGCTAAGGCATTATCATCCTCAGCTATTTTATAGATATCAGTCATATCTGGTTCGTTTTTATTATAAATAAAATATGCCATAATTTAATCCTATACTAATGAGTTATCATATAATACTAAAGCCCCAGCAGTACCATCACTTCCTGGATTACCAGTCGGACCGCCATTACCTTTTGCACCCTTATCTTCAACAATTAAGAAATTTCTATTTATGAAAGCTTGACCACCAGGCACACTTCCATTACTCGCAGATGGACCAGTAGAAGGGTTTCCATATGGATTTGTAGGACCTCCTGGACCTCCGTTGGCTGTAAATAAATTTGTTACACTAGTATCTCCGCCAGCATTTCCACCCAAACCTGGTTGGTTAACTCTTCCAGTTCCAGCATTTCCAGCAGCACCAACAGCGTATGTGTATCCTGTTCCACCAGTTACAGAACCTCCAAAAGTACCGAAACCTCCATCTCCGCCTTTGCCTCCTGGACCCCAAGATCCACCAGAGCCTCCGCCACCGCCTGCCCATGCAAAAGCTACATATTTATTTGCAGCTGGGTTTGCAGTGTAAGTTCCTGTTGCAGGACCATTAGCAGCAAGTGCTTGAAATAAATTTCCTCCGCCCGCTGCTCCAGTAGAAGCTGCAGTCAATCTTCCTTGAGCATCAACTGTAATCGATGCAAGAGTATACGATCCTGCTGTTACAGATGTGTTTGCAAGTTGATCTGCTCCAACCGCATCGTCAGCAATTTTTGCTTGGGTAACAGCGTCAGCGTTAATAGCAGCCGTTACAACCGCATTATCAGCAATTTTAGCTGAGGTTACCGCATCGTCAGCAATTTTTGCAGTGGTCACTGCGCTATCAGCAATTATTGCAGTGGTTACGGCAGAAGCTTCTAAATTAGCAGTAGCAATCGTACCACCTAAAGTATTTAAAGATATTTCGTTTAAATTTGTTCCGTC